CTCTATCTGAGGCTAACGCACTAGCATACAAGAATAGTGCAAGTGATAGTGCAACAACAGCTACAACACAAGCTGGTATCGCAACTACAAAAGCAGGTGAAGCATCATCAAGTGCTACAAGCGCAAGTAACTCAGCAACAACTGCCACAACTAAGGCAAGTGAAGCTAGTGCTAGTGCTACAAGTGCATCAACAAGTGCCACAACAGCAACAACACAGGCAGGCATAGCAACAACACAGGCAACGATTGCAATCAATAGTGCAAGTCAAATTACAATATTAAGGAATGAAGTGGTGGCAAAAGCTGCTGAAATTAAAAGTTATGTAATTCCTACATCTGCAATCAACACACGCAGAATTAGGGCAATGCAAATCTTAAATTAAAGGAGAATGTATGGGATTAAAAGAAAAACTGTATGAAAAGCTAGGCAATGCTATTGATTCAAGTAGTGATATTGACTCACTTGCACTTGCTGCTGGTGCTCTTGGAAAACTTATTGAGGCTGATAAAACAATCGATGATACACGATACGTTATAGGCACAGCTGGGAGCATTGGATTTGGCGTTGCTACAATGACAGATTATGAAGCTCTTCAAGCGGGAATGACTAAAATGCAAGGGACAGACGATGTCCTAAGCGATTCGTATGGAAATTTCCTTGATGCTACTGGGTCGGTAATGGTTTGGGTTCCAAAGTTCTATTTTAAATGGGATGGGAATACGCTTTCTGTAAGTTCATCACCACTTCTTGGATACGCATTGCATCGTGCTTTTATCGATGGTGGCATCGAAAAAAATGGATTTTTCTTTGATAAATACCAAGGTGGAAATGTTAATGGTATCTTAGTCTCACGAAGAGGTTTAGACCCCGTAAGCACAAACTCAGCACATAATCCTATTGCTTCGATTAACGGGTGTAGTGGTGTTGGTAACTACTATAAAACTGCCTATTATGCGGTAAAAAGTAGAGGATCAAGCTATCACGTTCCAAGCTTGTTCCAATACAATGCTTTGGCACTGCTTGCATATGCACACGGAGTAGCAAGCCTAAGCACTTCCGTATGCGCCTATAAAGATATCGCTCCTTATCTTCCAAAAGGATGCAACAATAACGCCCTTGGAGATGCTAATGATTTAAGCGTTATTTATACGCCTTCAGGGTACAGCAACTGCGCGCTTACAGGTAGCGGTGCTCCTTTTGCAAAAACAACACACAACGGTCAAAATTCGGGTATCGCCGACATTAATGGAAATATGTGGGAAATCGCTTCTGGTTTAACTAAGTCTCAACAAACAGATGGGAATTTCCTAATTTTGAAAGAATCTGTTAGTTTAAAAAGTTTCACGGCATGTACGGATATTGCTTCAGCAAATGTCGCAGATGCTCTTTATGTTGGGAATTATGACACGATAGATCTATCAGATTTAATTCCAAGTGCTGAAGTTGGTTATCTTCGTTTAGGGGATGGGTTAAATCAAGTCTTTGGGTTTAGTACGGATCGCACATCAAAATCTTATAAGAGCGGATGCGCTGGCATCCCAAATGCCTCTGGCATTAGCTCAAGTGGGACAACTGCATTTGGTCAAGATGGGGTTTATCGCTATTGGAGAACAAACCTCATTCCTCTCGTTGGCGGTGGTTGGAGCAATTCTTCCGGTGCTGGTCTTTCCGCCCTCGCTTTGGGCAATGTGGCTGCCGATTCGTACAACGGTGCGGGGCTTCGCGCCTCGAAGTTTGTGTAAGTGTCATAGGGAGCGATAGCGAACGATGAAACATATCATTGATGGTGAAGTTGGTTTAAATCGAAAATATATAGAGATGGTTAAACTATTAACCATCTATTTAAATCATTTCCCTAAGCATGAGAAATATGCACTTGCTTTAAACATTAGGCAAACTGCCTACACTGTTTATGATCTTATGGTCGAGTGTCAAAAGAGATATTTTAAAAAAACATCTTTGACCGAGCTTGATATCGCTCATGAAAAGTTAAGAATGCAGATTTACCTTGCAAATGAGCTTGGGTATTTTTCATATAAGGATTCTTCCAAAAATGACAATGTAAATCCCGTGCATAGATATTTAGCTATCTCTCGTATTGTTGATGAAATCGGCAAAATGATTGGTGGCTGGATCAAAAAACTCAAAGACGAAGGAAACTTCAAATGAGTTTTAAAGGGCAATGTATTGACATGTCTATTCCTATCGTTGGCGGTAATTGGAACAATTCTTCCAATGCTGGTCTTTCCGCCCTCAATTTGAACAATGTGGCTGCCAATTCGAACAACAATGCAGGGCTTCGCGACTGTGGGGTTTTGTCTGATACATCAATCGACGATGATACTGACTTCATAGGGATACATTGTCCTGCGTTAAGCGAAATCAATAGAGGCAATCTTTTGAGTAAACGAATTGAAAAACAGAAAACCTCGAAACGCATTGGAATGCTCTACAAAAAGATAAGTAGTATAGACGCTCTTTATGCTGCTTATCTTGACGCTCGAATAGGAAAGCGAAATAAAAAAGCAACGTATGTTTTTGAAAAAAATCTTGGAGCTGAGCTTGAAAAACTCTCTTATGAATTAAAAACAAAAACATATGCTCCACGGCCGTATAAAAAGTTTTATGTGTTTGAACCTAAAAAACGAGAGATAAATGCACCGCATTTTAGAGACCTTGTTGTGCAACATGCAATTTATAGAGAGATTTATGACCTTTTTAATAACACATTTATTGATCAAAGTTTTGCATGTAGGAAAGGGAAAGGAACACACAGTGCGAGCGCATATACTCAACAAGAACTTAAAAAATATGACAGTGAACTGTACTGTCTAAAACTCGATGTTAGAAAGTTTTTTTACCGGATAGATAGAGATATCTTAAAAAGATTGTTTGAGAAAAAGATAAAGGATAAAACATTTATTGATCTCATGTGTGAGTTTGCGAAAATGGATACACCAATAGGCATTCCTATAGGAAATCTGCTTTCTCAGCTTTATGCGCTTATTTATCTCAATAAAGTAGATCACTTCATCAAAAGAGATTTACATGTAAAAAGTTATGTGAGATATGTAGACGACATGGTTTTGATTGGTCTTTCATTTGAGCAAGCAAAACATTATAAAGTAGTTATCGAGTCTTTTTTAAAAGATGAGTTGCATCTTGAACTTTCAAAATGGACAATCTCAAAAATAAAAAAAGGTGTGAATTTTGTTGGATACAGAACGTGGAAAACAAAAAAGTTTGTGCGAAAGCACTCCATGATTAAGTTCAAAAAAGCGTGTAAAAAAGAAAATATCAATGCTATTGCATCGCTTTTAGGACATGCAAAAGGCACCAATACAATGCCTTATTTTACACGCATTATTGATCAATTTAAATTAAAAAATCAAATACCAACAAGGAGTCAAAAATGTTTAAGTATTTTAAACACACCCCCGTTAAAGACAGTTTAACAACACATGAATTTGTAGGCGATAAGGTAAATAGGTTTGATGGTGGTGTAGTCTCTGTAGAAGAAGAAAACTTATTCCCACAGCCAGCGATCATTATGGCAAAAGAGATTAGCCTAGATATGTTCAAAGAACTTGTTGCTGGTAGTAGGCAGATTAATCGCTGTAGAGCATTTGTTGCTGAAAAGATTGCTTTAAAATATTCCGTTGCGGACGAAATTGCTATGTTGAAAAGAGATGCTAATGATCCAAAAAGAGTTGAATATGAGGCTTATGTTACAGAATGCAAGCAACTAGGAAATGAGATGAAAGCCGCTATAGGCTATATCTAAAAAGAAGGATGATAAATGAGTTACTTACTTTACTTTCTACTTATTGTTTTAAGCGTAGCGGATTATTTCACGACATTTATCATCCTATCTCACGGGGGAGTTGAAAAAAATCCCCTTGTCAATTTCTTTATAAAAAGATGTGGAATAAAGTTGGGAATTTTGGCTATAAAAATTGTTCCTCTTTTGGCGATGGGTGTTTTGGTGTACCTATACCCTAGCGTAACGATAGATTTTTTAATTTTTCTCGTAACGCTTTATTGCTGGGCAGTGTGGCATAACTTTAGAGAGATGAAATAATGGAAAAACAATCAATAATACTCAATACATTTCTTCTCCCTTTAGCTTCTCTTATTTCATATTTGGGGCTAGATGC